ACCACGGGTCTGACCACGACGCTGCCGAACCCGGCTGCGGCGATTACGGCTGGTGCCAACAAGGTCTGGGCGGGCCTGACGTAACGCAGTATGACGCTGCACATTGCGGACAAGTTCGACGCAGGCAGCGCGGCTGAACTTGTCCGAAAGTGCCGCGCCAATTGCTACAGCGTCAACCATGATCCGGGTGAAGTAAGCATCATGCTGAAGCGCAAGAATCCAATCGGTCCTTTTATGACCGTTGGCCGTGTCCGTATCGATGAAACGGGTGGCGTTTTGGCTGCTGTCGAAGATGCTGTCCGCGCCGCGCTTCGCTGGCCGTCGCTTGACCGAGGCGGTTGGTAATGGCTGCGCCATCGGTCATCCAGACCGCAACCAATCAAGGGACCGGAATCACATCCCTGACTACCCCCGGCATCACGACTTCCACCGGAAGCCGGTTTTACATCTACACAGCCAGCGGATCGCTTACAAGCGTTTCTGACAACAAAGGAAACACCTATACGCTGGTGAAACAGCAAGTCGGCGGCACCAGAACAGGCAACCTGTATTGCTGCGCCAACGGAACTGGCGGCGCAGGGCATACAGCGACCACGAACTACAGTTCTGCCGGTGCGCGAGACATCGTGTTCATCGAGGTGTCTACAAACGCCTATCAGGACATCGTGGCCGGTGCCGCTAACAGCACCCAACCTTTTACGCTTACCACGTCTGCATTGGCGGATGCGGCGGAACTGGCGTTCATTTTCGTTGTCCAAAACAATCCGCCCGTAGCGCCAAACTTTACTGAAACAACCGGGTTCACTCAGCTTTACGCAAACAACAGCCTTAGTTATGACCCGATCTATGTCGGGGCAAAAACGCTATCCAGCGCGGCGGCAATTTCACCTTCCGTTTCGTCCGATGATACGACGCAAGGCGGTGCAACTATCGTTGTCACTCTGGCTACGAATCCTGTATTGACCGGCTCGCTCGGCCAGTGGGACCCGTCACTTCGCATCCTGAGTTGGTTCTGACGTGTCCAGCTACGATGACCTGATCATTCAGGGCTGGTTTGATGAAGACCTCATCGACACCGCTGGTACCAGCGGCAATTACGTCATCACGGCTCAGTTTGGTTCGTATGCGCTGACCGGCCAGACGGCGACCATTCAGCGAAGCAAACTGCTGACCGCATCGGCGGGTAGCTACGCTCTGACCGGCCAGACAGCCACCCTGGTCAAGGGCCGAGTGCTTAACGCTAGCAACGGCACTTACGCCCTGACCGGCCAGACGGCCACGCTGGCCCGCGACCGTGTATTGACTGCCTCGGCGGGTTCCTACTCGATTTCCGGGCAGACCGCCACGCTGCTGCGAGCCAAACTGCTGACTGCCTCGGCAGGCAGTTACGCCCTGACCGGCCAGACTGCCGTCATCACTTACACGCCGGTCGGCGGGTACACGCTGACCGCTTCGGCGGGTAGCTACACCCTGACCGGCCAAACGGCCACGCTGTCCAGAAACCGTAGCCTGGACGCCAGCGCAGGCAGTTACGCCCTGACTGGACAAACAGCCAGTCTGTTGCGGTCCAAATCGTTGACAGCATCCGCAGGCGCGTATACGCTGACGGGGAATACCGCCGACATCACGGTATCCGGCACCCCGCCAACCCCCGTGGTGATTGAACAGTATTTAATCGAGATCCGTAGCTTTACGGAACGCAGGAGAATTTGACTATGGCAATCGGTCTGAAAGCGATTACGACTCGGCTGGGCTACCAGCAGATTTCCACGCTGAGTTCCGCTCAGAGCCTCACGGTGCCGACCCGCGATGTGCAGGGTCTGGCCGTAAAGCCGTCGATTGCCCTGATTACCCCGGAAACCCAGGCTGTGCGCTGGCGCGACGATGGTGTCGCCCCCACGGCGTCGGTGGGTATGCCGCTGGCTGCCGGCGTCACGCTTCAGTATGACGGGGATCTGACCAAGATCCAGTTCATCGAGCAGACGGCCAGCGCCAAACTCAACATCAGCTACTACGCTTAAAGGACTCGCCATGCCCAGCATTTCCAACGACTCGGCACCGGCAGTGGATTACGTCACGTACTTCACCAAGCAGTTCCCGAAGGATCTCGCCAATATGGCGGCGCTGCGGGACGAACTGGAAAAGCGTCAGGGTGCGCTGACTGCGGTTGAAGATGCCAACAAGCTTCGCATGGAGGCGGATGAGTATGCTGCAAAAACTAAGGCGGATGTTGATGGACTTCTTTCCGACGCTCGGGATAAGAACCGACGGTTGGACGCAGCCCGAGCCGACCTTGATTCTGCCGCCGCTTCCTTCCGTCAAGAAGCCGAAGCCACGGAAAAAACCCTCGCCGCCCGCGAAAAAGAAGTCGCGGCCCGCGAAAAGACCGTCGCCTCGCGCATGACCGCGCTGGACGCGAAGGATGTGGAACTCCAGAACCAGAACGCCAAGCTGGTGTCTGCACAGGTGGAGTTCGATGCCCGCGTCAAGGCATTCCAGGAGCGCGTTGCGTCCCTGAGCGTTTGAAGTTTCCCGTACTGGTGCGGTTCACCAGGGATTCTCAGGAATCACAATGTCCGAAGAAAATGTTGTTGAAGTAGCGGAAGTTCCCGCGCCGGATCAGGTTGCGACGGCAGCACCTGAGACTGAAGTTGTAGCGCCGGAAGAAACGTCGGTTGAGGCACCCAAGACCTTCACTCAGGAGGAACTGGATGCGGCGATCGGCAAGCGGCTCGCCCGAGAGCAGCGCAAGTGGGAAAGGATGCAGGCCCAAAAGGCAGCGGTGGCTCCGGCCCCCGTCGCAGACGTTCCGCCTTTGGAGAATTTCGAGTCCCCGGAAGCCTACGCCGATGCGCTGGCGACCCGGAAGGCTCAGGAACTGATCCAGAAGCAGACGGCTGAACGCCAGCAGGCTGAGATCCTTGAGTCATACCATGAGCGGGAGGAAGAAGCCCGGACCAAGTACGATGACTTTGAACAGGTCGCGTACAACCGGAATCTCCCTGTAACCGACGTGATGGCTCAGACGATTCAGGCGTCCGAGATTGGCCCCGACGTAATTTATTACCTCGGTTCCAACCCCAAGGAAGCGGATCGCATTTCCAAACTCGCGCCGTTCCTGCAAGCCAAGGAAATCGGACGGATTGAAGCCAAATTGGTGGATAGCCCGCCCGCGAAGAAGACCTCTAGCGCTCCTGCACCGATTGCGCCTGTCACCCCTCGGGGTGCGTCCGCGAAGGTTATCGACACGACGGACCCACGCTCTATCAAGAGCATGAGTACGTCGGAATGGATCGAAGCCGACCGGCAACGGCAAATTCGGAAGTGGGAAGCAGAGAACAAGTTCCGCTAACCATCATTTTCGAGGTGTAAAGTGTCCAACAGTTTGCTTACGATTGATATGATCACCAGGAAGGCTCTTCAGATTCTGGAGAACGACCTTGTCCTGACCCGCAACGTGAACCGCCAGTACGACGATTCGTTCGCCGTCGAGGGCGCCAAGATCGGTTCCACCCTGCGTATCCGTCTGCCGGATCGCGCTCTGGTCACGGATGGCGCTGCCCTCCAGGTCCAGGATGACAACGAGCAGTACACCACGCTGACCGTTGCCAGCCAGAAGCACATTGGCATCAACTTCACGTCGGCTGAACTGACGATGCAGCTTGATGACTTCGCGGATCGCGTCTTGAAGCCGCGTATCAGCCAGCTTGCTTCCAGCATCGACGCGGACGTAGCCAACGCTTACAAGAGCGTTTACCAGTCGGTCGGCACCCCCGGCACGACTCCGGCTACCTCGCTGGTCCTGCTTCAGGCCCAGCAGAAGCTGAACGAGCAGGCTACCCCGATGTCGCCCCGCTACGCCACGGTCAACCCGGCTGCCAACGCCGCGCTGGTCGAAGGCATGAAGGGCTTCTTCAACCCGACCGGCACGATCAGCCGTCAGTTCAAGTCGGGCATGATGGGCGAAGGCGTCCTCGGCTACGATGAAGTCAACATGAGCCAGTCGATCCTGAACCACACCACGGGTTCGCGTTCGGCCTCGGCTACGCTGACCATCGGTTCGACGATCTCGGCGCAGGGTACGACGGCT